GTTGCCGACATCAACGGCCGGCGACCGGGAGTCGTGGAGGCTGGATGTCTCAATCTCATTTTCAACCGTCCAGCTTGCCGAGTTGACCCGCGGCGCGACCTCACTGCCGGCCGGACGCTCGAAGCGGTCGCCGAGGAAGTGCTCGTAGGACATGCCGAGTTCCGTGCCTCGGGAGCCAGCCCCCAGCGTGGGCACACCACGGTCTCCGTCAACGGGCTGGTCATCGTCGGAGTAGGTCAGTCCGCCTGAGATTTCGACGAGCGTGTTACCCGACCCGTCCGAAACGGTCACATCGCCGGTCGGCGCATCGGACAGCCAGACCGCGTCAACATCCGAGAAGGACTCTGCTCCCGTGACCGCTGTCGTACCGTTGAGTGTGATTGTGTCGGTCGTGCTTGCATCCTCGGACTCAACTGTCACGTCCATGCTATCAGCGTCATCCGACGAGACGACATCCAGCGTCGTGCCACCGTCCGGTGGCTGGTCGATCTTGTACGACCGCACGCGCCGGGGCTGCATGTCCACCTCCATCAGGATTGGCTGCTCGGACGAGGGGTCCAGTGTCGGCTCAACCGACTCGACCGCCGCGCCACGGATGACCGTGTACTCGCGGACGCCGGTGCCGTTGGTACCGCCGGGATACTCGCGACGGCCGACAATCAGTAGCGTCGCGTGGAGTTGGTTCTCGTCGGTTCGGACTGCGCCGTACCCACTCGGGTCCTGTGGGTCGCCCGAACTATCGACAGGAAAGCGTTGCAAATCGTATGCGACGCTGCTGCTGGGGTCTTCCGTCCCACGGTTGTGGTCCAGCGGGTCGACGTCGGCAACAACATTCTGCGCGCCGTAACTGGCTCCGACCTCCGCCTCGAACGACCGGAGTGCGTCGCTGAACAACCGAAAGTCGGGGTCAGTCGGTTTCTCGCCGGGCCTGGGTTCAGGAACCCACTCGTAGCGACCCGGGAGTATCCCACTCTCTGGTGACGATTCTTGCGTATCGCTAAGGTTCGTGCTCATGAGTATCGTATGTCAGTCATCCGTGCCCTGTCTGGGTCTCGGCCGGGCTGCGTCATCGGGTCGGTTTCAGCTGCGCGACCAGTGGTAGGTCACAACGCACTGCGCGATGTAGACCGTCGGCTCGGCGTCGTAGTCGTTTGGGGCGTCGGACCCGCGCTGGCTGCCAAGCGGTGAGATGTCCGTTGACTCGCTGGTCGCGTTGGCGAGTGCCGCCGCCTCAACCTCGGCGATGAGCGTCTCAACGAGGTCGTCCGCGTCGACGGCGGTGTACCGGCCCGAGTTGCCAGTGTAGCCGCCCGCCTCCCGGGCCTCGGCGCGGGCGGTGACGATGAGCTGGCCGTTGCGGTCCTGGCCCGGCGAGCCGTCAGCGCTGATGTAATTGTACGTCGTGCCGCCCGGGGAAGTCTCCGTCGAGAACTGGACCGTCAGATGCGGATAGACCGTCCCGACGTCGTCCAGCGACTTACCGACGGGGATAAAGTCGTCCTCCCCTGGCGTCGCTTGCACGTCGTAGCCGACGACGCGCGACGGGTCCCAGTTTGGGAGGAGCGCTTCGTCAATGAACAACTGCGGCGGGTCGTCGGGCAGGCGTTCAGGCATGTGTTAGGCCTCCATGCAGTCCAATCGTTCGCGGCCGTCGTTGGCGTCGGTCACGGCTTCGACGGTGTAGACGATACCCGCCCCCACTTCGCGGACTTGGACGGCCGCCTCGCCGGACTCGCCGTAGTCCGTCCACGTCTGGCCGAGGTCATCGCGGACAGCAAACCGCCGGTCAACGTCGGCGTCAGTTCCCGACCGCCCCGTCTCGGCGGTGCTGCTGGGCTCCATCGCTCGCGCCCGATACGTCGCGTCAGGCGAGGCGTTGTCGGGGTCCGGCCGTTCGACCGAGTAGCCGTCTCCCGGAGAGTACGTCTCGCTGGGTTCGTACACTTCGACGTCAGTATTAAACGTCAAGTCCAGCGCCCGGCGGCGGGCCTGTTCGACGCGGTCGTTTGCGTAGCTCATAGTCCGATGGTCTCCGACGCGACGCTCCGGCCGGCTGTTGGCGGCGCGGGACTGTCGCCGTCGAACCCGCTAAACTCGCCTTCGCCGGGCAGTGCGTCAAGCTGGGGCACCGCGAGCACGCTTGCCCGGAGCGTGCCGGTGTCGATAAGTCCCTTCTCGGTGATGATCTCTTTCACCCGCCGCTCCAGCGTCAGCCCGAGTATCTTCACGAGTCGGTCAGCAGAGCCAATCGCGGCGGCGGTGGTGTCCGTGTGGTCGCGGATGAAGCCTGTGAGGTCCTCCTTCGCCTCGGCAAGTGCCGGCCGGAAGTACGGCCGGGGGTCCATCTTGCTGGTCCCGTACTCGAGGTAGATTGAGTAACTGACGGCGGTACCCACGTAGACCGAGCCGGCGTCCGACCAGTCCTCGATCTCGTCGGCAAATTCCTCTTTGAGGTTCGTAATCCCGTTCAGCTCGAACTCGAAGTCATTCATTTGATATCTGGAACCTCAACCGACGCGCTCGGGAGGTCACTTGTCGCCAGCCGCCCGGTTGGGTCCAGCGTCTGCGCGAGTTGGCCGTAGGTGCTGCCGTCCAGACCGCGGCCGATATCGCCCTCCCAGGAGATGCCGTCCGCCGAGGAGAGTTGCCGCTCGGGGCCGGTCGCGACGAGGTGTGCCGCCAGGTGTGTGACGACATCGTCGCGGGCCTCTGGGGATACGCTCTCACCCTCAGTACGGCGGTCGTACAGCCGCCCCGCGGCGTTGATGAACGGCTGCAATTGTTCGGGCGACAGCTTGGTCGTGCCGAGCACGTCGTCGATGTCTGTTGTATCGACTGTCATAGTACTGAAAGAGTGTAGCGGTTACTCGCGGGCGGCGTCGATTGCTTTGAGAGCGGTGCTGCGAGGATCATCGCGTGACCGCTCAGCCCAGGCGACAACGTCCCGAAGTTCGTCGCCCTCGATTGCTTCGACATCGTGCGGATGTGATTCAGCAATCCGCTCGGCGACCGCCTCGGGGAGTATCTCGCCAGGGGCAATGACCCGGTCGCTGGCGTGGTCGCGGTAGGCGTGCGCGCCAGCATCGTTAGACTCCGTCGTAGTCGACGACACCGAGAATATCCGAGTAGGTGCTGCGGAAGAACGGCACGCGGCTCGACAGTGCTTTGTAGCGGGTCGCCATCGGCGACGGCTCCCAGCTCATGTTCGTCGGATCCTGTGCGTTGACGACCGACATGACACGCGGGTCACGCACGACCATGGCGACCTCATCGTCGGCGATGAACGGCGTCTCCCGCAGGGTGACGTAGGGATGGTCCTGCTGAAGCCGCTGGCGGACGCTCATGTTGCCGTCGCCGCGGGGGTCGGCTTTGTCGAGGACCGAGTTGTGCGTTTGGTTGTAGTAGAGGAACACGCCCCGCGAGCGCGGCATGAGGTTCTTGTCGTCGTTCGCGCCGACGGTTTCGAGGTCCGACACCATTTTCTCGATGGTGTTCTGGACGGCCGTGAGGTTGGCTTCCGTCCAGTTGTTCGGCGCAGAGCCAGTAATCCGGGCGTCGGTGTTGAGGAAGCCGTCGACGGAGAACCGGCCTCCCTGCGGACCTTCGACCGTCAGTCCCCAGCCGTTCAGCGCGAGGTCGTCTTCCTTTTCGCGGAGGGCGCGGCCGGCCTGACGGGCAAGACGGGCTTCTTTGTCCTGGCCCATGTTGGCGCTCTGCTGCTGGTCGCGAGCATCGATCTCGTAGTCGACATGGACGATTGGCTGGGCGACCCCGACCGGCACGTTTGCCGTGTCAAGGGTGTTACCCTTAGCCTGCCCGTCCATCGAAATCTCGGCCTCGCCGACCTCCGACTCGGCCTGCTCGGTGTAGATCGTGGTGGCGAGCGACGAGCCGACCTCGTCGATGCCCATCGCGTCGTCGAGGACACCGACTTCGAGATTGACCTCCTCGATGATTTCGTCGCTGCGGTCGACGTACTCGTCGTAGTCGAACAGCTGTGCGTTGCCCCGCACCGACTGGTTGTTGTTCGGCCGGACACCGAGGTAGCCGGCCATGAACGCGCCGTCCAGCGTCTTCCAGAAGTCGGCGTCGTACGCGGAGTTCGCGCGAATCTGCCGGCGGGCCGCCGCGCGCTCGTCGGCGGTGTTCGCAAAGAGCGCCTGCCGATGCAGGGCGGTCGGGGGGGTGATACTACCGGGCTGCTCGATGTCAGGGGAAAGTCCGTTCGTACTCATGTTTAGAGAACCTCCACGTCGATCCGCGTACGCTCACCGCCTGCTGCTCCGGAGTTGTCGACCGCCTCGGCGGCGACCGCCACGCCAGCGCCGGCCGTCGACGTGGCTTTCAGCGACCCGTCGTCGTTGCTTCCGAGCGTGTCGCCTGCCGAAACATCGGCGTTGCTCGCTGTGGTGAGGTCGCCCCCGGCGGCCAGGAGCGCCCCCTTGACGGTGTCGCCGCTGCGGAACACGCGCACCTCGACGAGTGTCCCGCTGGCGATGGTCTGGTCGACCGGGTCGGTCGTGGTGCCGTCCCGCTGGGGCGGCGTGCTCGGGACCTGCGCGAACTGCGCCTGCGGGCCGAGCGTGTCGACCTCAGAGACACTGTCGTAAATCGCCTCGCCCGCGGCGTTCGTGCCTGTCTGGACGAGCAGCTCGCCGGGCGTGAGGTCGCTGCCGGCCTCGCCCTCTTTGTAGATTGGTTCGCCGTAGCTCGTGCCTTCGATGGTGGCGGTCGGGTCGCTCATCAGAGATCACCTCCAATCGTGCCGTCGGGGTACTCGTCAGCGCTGCTGCCGCCGCTCGTATCGGGCTGGGCGTTCGCCGTCGCGCCCGCACCAGGGACTGTCGCCGCCGCCCCGGTCGGCTTGAGGTCGCGGAGAACCTCAATCGGTGCCTCCAGCAGCGTCTCCCGATCATCGCTGTCGTAGTCCGCCGAGTTGGCGATGATCTCGCTGACGATCGCTTCTTTCTGTTCGTCTTCGCGGTTCGCCTCGATGCGCTCGACGGCCTCGTCCACCAACTCCCCGCGGGCGTTGGCAGAGAGGTCGTCGAGTTCGATTTTGCCGTCGTCGGTGTCAGAGTTGTTGCTCATGTCTGTGTCAGTGTCGTTGTTGTCGCTGATGCCTGTGTTTCCGACCGCTTCGCCGCGCGGTCGAGTGAAGTCAACCACTTCGTCGCCTGTCGCCTGTCGTAGATCAGCCATCGAACCGTATTCAGACACATGCGGGTGGTCGAGTTCGTCGGGGTACGCCTCTGTGTGCCATTCCACATAGACGCCCGATTTGGGGAACTTAGCACCCACACCAAGCACATCGCTGTCATAACGGTCGGCTTCTTCTTGCGGCGCGACAAGTCGGAAGTAGCGGAATTTGGCTGACCAACTGTCGTCGCCAACCGCGTTGGCGGTGGCAGCCATGATGTCGCTGTGGATCGCCTGCAGGCCCTCGTTGCACCGTGCGTCAAGGGCGGCACGGGTCAGCGGGCTGTTCGCAGTGATCTCGTCGATCAGCTCCTCGCGGGCAACGTCGGGATCGCCGCCGTCGTCAGCCGCATTCGCTGCCGCCGGGGGGTCCTCGGGCTGTTCGCCGTCATCGGCCCCCCAGACGGCCTCGCGGATGGTCTCGATGGCCGCTGCCACCGAGTTGCCAGCCATGTCACCGTCAAGCTTCTCAACCAGAGCCTCGTGTGACGGCGCGGGCATGAAGACCGTCTCACTATCCGACTCGTGGGTGTGGATGATCTCGTCGCCAGCGCCGTCGAAGCCCATTTCTTGAGCTTTTTCAACGGCTTCGCCGGGGTTGTCGAAGCGGTACTCGTCGGGAACCTCCATGTTCGCCGACATCGCCCCGTCGGGCGCATCATCCCACGCGCCGATGATCTCGGACGCGCTTTTGACCACGACGCCCTCGTCGTAGCCCGCCTCTGGGCCGACGTAGTCGTCGAGTTTGTAGGCCGGTTCGTCTTCGGTCGCCTCGCGGGTCACGTCAGCCCCCTCAGCGGAGACCGTTGCGCCCGGTTCAACGACGACCTCGGCGACGCGCCCCGTGCCGGGGGAGTCGCTCGTTGACCAGCGGACGAGATCGCCTGCGGAAAACTGTGCTTCGGCGGCTGCGTCCATGTCCTTATCGTCGTACTTGTTTGCGGTCATCGGCACACGGACATCGGCGTTGGCGGCCAGCTGCGGGTTGATGCCACAACCGTCCTCGATCGAACACACACCCGTTTTGTTCGGGAGCAACGCGATCGAGTCGGGGCGGGTGATCCGCTCGACGTTACTCCGATGCTCGCCGTCGTAGACGCCTGGCGACAGTGGCTCGGCGGCGTACTGGCTGGAGACATCGATCTGCTCGCCGTTTTCGAGGGCGCGGCGGATGTCGCTGGCCTCGCCGTCGACCTCGTCCAGCCGGTATTTTTTGACGCGGATGTTCCCGCGGACGTGCGTGCCGTCGTAGTAGGTCTCCTCGCCAACGCCGAGATGCGTTTCGGGCTGGCGGTTGGCCGCGACGGGCTGGCCGCGGTCGTCGCGGGGGTGGTTGAGGGTCGCCGGGACACCGTCCCACTCGCCGGCCGTCTCGCGGACAGACTGCTCGGGGACGTATCCCCCGGCGAGTTCCATCGGGCGGACGATCGGGACGTCCTCAATGATGTAGGCGTCCTCGGTTTCGCGGACCTGCGTCGGCCCGACGCTATTCGCCACCGGATAGAAGGTCTGTTGTGTCATGGTTACGTACTCAGAATCGTGATCGGGCGGCCGCCCGCGCTGTCGGGAATCCGCTCGTCAAGCGGCGGTAACTCGTCACTCGACAGACCGATCTCCGGCATCGGTGAGCACCGCCCGTTCGGATGCGCTGGAATACCGATCCGTCGCGGCTGGCCGCCCCACGAGACCGTCACGCTTTGAAACTCAGTGAGCGTGAACGGGACGCCGTCGAGCGCCCGACAGAACGCACACACTGAGGCGTCCTTCGCCGTCAGCCGCGAGGTGTGTGTCACGACGTCCGCGCCGTAGTCCTCATACGCCGCGAGCGCCCCGTCGGCGTGGGAGTTCATGATCTCCGTGCGGGCGATCGTCGCCGCTCGCGAGCGTTCGAGACTCGTCAGTTCCTCGGTGAGCGTCCGGGCGACGTCGCGGGGGTTTGTGCCCTCGGCGAGCGCCGTCGTCAGTCGCTCCCGAAGCTGTTGGGCGGCCGCCTCGGCGAAGCCCTGGAGGTTTTCGAACGCTCGACCGTACAACTCGGCGAGTTGTCGCTGGGCGATCGGCCGCCGGAGCACATCCTCCACGTCCGACGGCGTGAGACTCGCACCGGTCTGGAGGAGTCGCCCCTCGCCGTTCGAGACCCCGACCTGGTACGCCTCGCGGATGTACTCGGCGAGCCAAAACTCGCCGTTGCGGGCCTGTGGCTCGCCCGCCGCCTCGCCGACGACAGCCTCGCGGAGCCACGACCGGAGGTCCCGCAGGAACGCCTGCACGCGGCCCTCGCGCGTCGGGAAGTCGTATGCCTCCGCGGCCTCGACGTCGTCCGGCGCGTTCGCCCGGAGTTCGAGGGCGTCATGCTCGTAGCCGACCGTTCGGCGGATCGCCCCGCGGACACGGCGGAGCCGACGCTGAAAGTCACGGAGCGCCGCCTTCTGGAGTTGATGTGTATTGCTTGGATCGCGACCTTTCGTCAGCGTGACGCCACTGTGGCCGACCTCCTCGTTGGCGCTGTGGCTCATGGTGTGTTATGATCTAAACGTGTTTGATACAGCAGCGTCAGTCGTCTACCACGGGAGCGAGTAGGTGGTTGTCGCTGTACTCGTTTGCAACACCTTCTGCCCGGTTATGGCACGGCGGGCACAACGGCATTAGATTGTAATCTTCGTTAGTGCCGCCAGCTACCACAGGCACAATATGATGTACTTCCAACCTGTCCGGTTCATCGCCACAGAGAGAACATCTATCCACCGACTCGCGCACCTGCCCCGATTTAGCGCGCCACTGCATACCGGAGAGTGCATTACGCACCCAAGATACGGGATTTCTTCGGTAGCCGTGTTTAAAATTCGGGTTCTTCGCCCCGAGCTTCATCTCTGAGAGGCCCTGTGATAAACAATCTTCACTGCAGTAGACATTCTCCCGCACTTCTGACGGCCGGCGTTCCACTACTGCCCCACACACGTCGCATTTGACTTCTGTTCTGCGCGTTAATTTTTCCCGGCGTTTTTTCGACCACTGCTCGCTTTCGCGTCGGTGCTCGTTTGAACACTCTACGGAACAGAATCTCCCTTCATGACACGCCGGCCTATAGAACACGCTCCCACAGTTCTCACATTCTTTTTCAGACCCGGTCTTACCCCCGGTGTGTTTGCACTCTGGCGAACAGTAGGCTGTTCCGTTGACTTTTGAGTCATACCGTTCAAACTCGTTGCCGCAAACAGAACACTCGTACGTAGATTTGTGCGAATCGGGGCCGCAGTCAGTCATGCCGTGATGGACGGAGACATTTTCAAACCGGCGGCCGCAGTCGGAACAGCGTTCGGTGCTTTGATATTCGTCTAATGTTGATTGTGTCATGGGTGCTTACTCACCCGCTCTGCCCGTGTCCCATCACGGGCTTTTGCGTGATTATCAATACGACCTGTAGACACCTTTTTCTTTCGTTAATCACCCGGCAGGATGCTGTCCCCGCGCCAATAGGGGTTTCCGATCACGTAGTCCATGAACGACGCACAGAAACGATCGGGACTCGCCACCTCGCCGGACATCTCCCGAACACAACCGTCGAACGACTTGAACTCTGCAAAGGCTTTCAGGGCGATGATCCGATTCGGCGTCGAGGACTGTCGCCACGACGGCGGCGGCGAGAAGTCGCTGTTCGACGTCGGCGAGAGCGCGTTCAACAGCCGTCCAAAGGCGTTGGCCGTTTCTTCTTCCTCGCTCATCGCGCCCGTCGCGTCGACGTCCGTCTCGATCGTCGTGCTGTGGATGTCCGACGCCGAGTAGGTTTCGTAGCCGACGCGGCCGTCCTCAACGACCACGACGTAGGTCGGCGAGGAGTCACTCGCCTCAATCGTCTCCTCGTCAGTTTCGACCGTCTCGGTGAGGACATCGGCCACGACGCCGACGCCCTGCGGGGTCGAAACCTCGTCGCCCTCCGCGTAGCGGGTGGCGTTCGCCGAAACGTCGTCGTAGGGGGGCTCCTCGCCCCGCTGTTCGGCGAGGTCGTTCGCTTTCTGTTTGAACCAGCCGTCGTAAAAGAGCCACCGACCGACGCCCGCGTTGCCGCAGTCGGACCACTCGGCTTCGCCCCACTCGCCGATCGGTTTGTCCGTCGAGAGGTCTTCGGCGTGGCTGTTGAGATACGCCGGGACGGGTGTCCCGTTCTCGCGGGTGAGGAAATCGGCGACGGTGAGGTCGTTGTTCGCGCCCTGTTCGGCGCGTTGGGTGCCGCGGCCGGTGCCGCAGTCGTCCGGTATCCAGCCCTTTTCGTCGGCTTCGAGGGCGAGTTCGCCCGCCCGCTGGATACGCTCAGGGAGATCAACCGGCTCGTCGAGCGCCGGTTCGGCGTTGTGCGTGACCGGCTCACCACCCGTCGTCGGAGTGTCGACCGCGAGCGCCTCCTCGAAGGTCTCCCGAACCGCCGGGTCGGACTCGTCGACCGACAAGTTCGCTTCGAGTCCGTCGACGCCGGTCTCGGGGAGCGCCTCGGTTCCATCTTTCAGATACTCCATCGCCGTATCGCCGGCAAGCCCAGGTACCGCCGAAATGACCTGTGCCCGCTTCGACTCGATGTCGGCGCGGTCCTGTTCGGACAGTTGGATGAGGTCGGGCCACTCGACGTGGTACTCGCCGGCGGCCGGCGCGGGGAGGATGCCGATGTCTTGGAACTGCTTCAACAGTGGTCGGGCGATGTGTGGCGTCCCGTACTGCGTGCGGCGCTCGGCGATGGTCCCGAAGTAGCTGCGCTCATCAGCGTCTGCGCCCGACACCTCGCCGCTCTCGTTGCCGCGAAACTCCTTTTTCGGGATGCCGGTCTGGCCGGCAATCGCATCGAGGTTGTTCTCAACGATGCCGCTCGGGTCCTGAATGTCGCCACCCAGCCGATTCACTTCTATCCCCTGTGTGCGGATGTACCGCTGCAAGTCCTGTTCGTAGCGTTGCAGCTCGTCCTGCAGGTCGTCCATCCCGCCCGACAGGTCAACCTCCGTCGGGTCGGCGTTGAGGTGCAGGCCGTAGTCAGCCGCCCGGTAGCCCGCCTCGGCAGCCGCGCCGAGAATCTTCTCGATATCGAGGATGTTGTTCAGCACGGGCTCGGCCCGTGGTCGAGTGAGTGTTTCGTCGTCAAGCGGCCGCGTCGCCGGGATGTCAACCACGCGGGAGTGATGCACGCGGATCGTCCCGTGGCTGTCGTCCTCGGTCTCACTGTCGATGTCTTCGCCAAGGTCAACGGTGTACTCGACCGGCAAGTCCCAGCGTTCGGTTCCAGGGTCGCCGTAGTCGATGTCTTCAATCTGTGCCCCGAGGACAGGCTTCAGCCCGTTCAGGTCGCCGACGCCCGAAAAGCCCCGTTCGGTCGCGTCCTGCGCCCACGCCTCAAGCCCGTCGTCGGCCACATCGGTGAACCCGAGTAGGAGCAGGCCGTGTTGACCGATGCCGGCCGCGCGGTCGGCGCGCTCGCAGTAACTCCAGATGTCGTGGTTCGTCGCCAGCTTCTGCACGCCCCGCTCGAAGTCAGTCGGCTCCTCGGTGTCGGCGGCGTCGATCACTGCCGGGTCGTCGCGCCACGTCGCAAACGCCGGTTTTTCGATGACGATCCGGGCGTAAGCGTTTCGCAGGTACAGCGCGAGCCAGTTGTCCTCGTCCCAGCCGTCCAGATCACTCCGGGGCCAGCCGAACACCTCGTAGTGGTTGCGCTGGTTGTCGTCATCGTTGAACCCGGTCTGCCCGAGTTCGGTTGCGATCCCGAGTCGGACGCCCGACGCGAAGGCTTCGTTCGCGCGGAGGTCGCTATCGAGCTCGATGTCGGCGTCACTACCCCCGGCGTCGTCGGCTGTGTTGTCGTTGGTGTCGGGCATGGCTTAGAAGCTGAATGTCGGCGACGCGCGTTGGTCGTCGGTCGTGTCGGCCCGCTCGCGCCACACTCCCATGAGCGTCGCATCGAGGTGGTCAGGCGAGCGACCGAGGCGCTGTTTCACGTCCTCCTTGCGTGCCGTCGCCCGCAGGACATCAGCCCCGTTGTCGCCACGGGAGCCGATATGCCGCTCCTGGTAGGTGACGGTTCGCGCGGCGATCTTCGCCTGTTCGTACAGGTCGCTATTCGAGATGGTGCCGCCGGCCTCAAGCCACTCACCGAACAAAGCCAGTGACTCGATCCAGCAGTCCTCGTAAGTCGTCTCTTGGGCCGCGACCGACTGATTCTTGAACCGATGGACCGAGCCGAAGCGGTCGTGTAGCCCGTCGGCCAGCCCGGAGCCCTCGCCAACGGCGTCGACGGCGATGTCAGGCGTCGGCCACCCCCGGATCAGGTCGGCGAGGTCCTGCTCTTGCTGGACGTGGTCGGTGCCGGTCTGCTCGTACTCGATCACGGCAACATCGTTGTGGATGCCCGACGCGACCGTGTCGTCCCCACTCCGGGCGACGTCGATCCCGAGCGAACTGGGCGTCTGTCGCCGTGGTGTCGCGGCCGGGTCGTAGGCCGCTTCGACCAGTTCGGGATTGAGCGGGCGGTGGACCGAGGCATCGCCCGGCGGAGTGACGCCCGCGCGTCGGCGGTACCAGCGCTCGTCGAGGTCGTCGCGGAACTCCGGATGGTCTGGATCGGACCACTGCCGAGCCTGCTTGATGCCGGGCCACGGCTCCGTGTGATAGTCCTGCCAGTCCTCACGGAGCGCCGACACTGTCGCCATCCCGTCGATCCGATCGCCCTCAAGCTCGCCGGTCTCGACGAGCACGTTGTAGGAGTCGAACGAGGAGACGCGAACGACGTGCCACGGCGACCGCTCGGACGTGATCTCCGCGAAGACGTTCGCCTCATCCTCGGGTGGGTTGCCCACCGCGAGCATCCGGCCCTTGTCATAGTCGGTGACCAGCGAGCGCATCGCGTCCACCGTCTCCGCGGTGACATCGGCCTTATCAGCCTCCTCGATGATGGCGAGCGTGTAGCCCTCGTGAGCGCCTTCGAGTTCGCCGGCGTCGCTCGGCGTGGCAGCCTCGAAGTAGTGCTCGGGGTCTTGGTAATCGATGCGCGGCGGCTGTTGTTTGAACTCGCCCGGGAGCCCGACGCCGCCGATCGCCTGATCGTGGAGCTTGTTGATCGGGCGACACAGCGTCCGGTAGAGCTTCTTCCCAGTCCCGGACGTTCCGAAGGAGATCGCGGGGTACCGAACCGTCTGCCACGCCAGCACGATTGCGGCCGTAATGTATGTCTTTCCGGTGCCGTTTGCACCGATCACCGCAGTGCGTTCGTTCTCGACAACCGACCGGCAGATCTCCCGCTGCTTCGGCCCGAGGGTAAGGTCGAGGTACGCCTCGATCGCGTCCTCAAGCCACGTCTCGTCGCCGGCGTCGGCACGCTCCGCGAAGTGTGACGGCGGCGGGACGCGGACGGTGTCAGTACCGTCAGGCGAAGTGGTCTGTGTGCTCATTGAGTGATCGCGCCGAGGATGCGTTGAGCGCGGGCCGACGGTTCGTAGCCCGTGATGAAGGCTCGGCGGCGGGCGGTCCGCCACGGGATCTGCTCACCGTCGGATGGGTCCGAGAGCGATAGATCGATCCACCGCGTGTCGTCGCTCAGGAACCAGTGCGTCCCCTCGTAGTCGTCATCAACATCAGCCCACGACAAGCAGTGGATATCGAGCCCACTGTCTGTGCCACCCTTCGCGTGAAAGTATGCTTCCGAGAGTGGGTAACACGCGCTTTGCAGCGTGGCACCGCCGTCTTGGTACCGATCGTAGACGAGGTCTGGCGTGGTGCGAACGTACTCCCGGATCCGTTCGGCCGTCTCGTCGGGGGCGACGACAACGTCCATCGTCTCAGTCGTCATAGTAGTCGGTGAGATCGTCCCACATTTCCGCGGTGACGTTGACCTCGACGTCGGTGCCGTTGTCAGCCGGGCCGAGTAGGTCGTTGTCTTTCAGCCACCGCCGGACGAAGCCTTCGAGCTTTTTCTCCGCCTTGAGGACGGCCGATTGGACGTACTCGTAGTACTCCTCGCCCTGTGCCGTCCGCTTCTCGGAGCGGTCGATCAGCGGGTGCCCGGAGTCGAGTCCAGCTGGCCGTGTCGCCTCCCAGTCGTCGGCTTTCAGCAGCTTGTGGATCGAGACGGCGACCTTGAACAGCATCGCCTCGTCGCCACGGTTCGGCTCGCCGTTCCGGCTCCCGAACCGTTCGTGGTAGTCGGCGTAGATGGCGTCGATCAACTCTTGGGCGACCTCGCTGCGACGCTGGTAGTACGTGTTCTCCTCGGAGTAGAGTTCGTGCGTCGCGGCGTTGTCGTTACCTTTGGGGGCACCGGCACCTTCTCGAGCACCACCGGTGGATGTCCCACCGTGGTTCCGGCAGTACCCTTCACCGACGTGGTCAGTGCCCCAGCCCGCGGGCAGTCCACACGGCTCGTCTTTCCCGGAGCCGGTCCACCCGCAGATGTTGTCGGTCATAGGTTGATTGTCTCGAAGATGCCGTTCATCGTGCCCTTCACCGTCGCGTCATCCGATTTTGCGGTAGTCTCCTCGTCGCGCGCCTGCGGCGAGGGGTCGCCGTCCTGTGAGGGCGCGAGCCGGGCGACTGCGTCGCGGAGCCGCGCCGTCAGGGATGTGTCATCACTCATATTAGTCCTCGCCGTAGGCTTCGAGCCCCTGCTGGGCGTCGTCGCCGCGGACGGTCGCAGGGTCGCCGGACGTCCGGCCGGCGTATCGGTCCGCCGCCAGTGCCAGCGCGTCCGGGTGGACGGTCGTCTCCTCGACGGGGTGCGGGAGGTCCGAAAGGGTAAGGCCGTCACTCATGCAAAATCACCTCGTAGGTCGGACTGTCCGACTCATCCGGCGGTTGCCATACGGAAACTTGGACTCGCATCGGTATCTGTGTGTACTGAAAAACCGCGGATGGTTGCCAGCCGTTACTGGTTGCCGCCCTTCTCATCCTCCTGCGCTCGGTCGACCGTCTCGATGGTATTCACGTTCGACACCGTCGAGAGCGCCCGAGACTCCTGGAAGTACCCAGCGATGAGCGAGCCGAGCCCAGCAAGGGTAATCGCTACGATACCGCCAATCCCTGCAAGTACGATGGGGTCAACCACATCGCCCGCCGTGACGCCTGTCTGTGCCAGTGTTCCAATCATAAGTTTCACCTCCTATCTTCGGGCCGGCCCCTACTCGGTTTTATGCCTCTCGACCCAGCAGTGAGTCTTATAGGCGCGCGACCGCGTGGCTCAGTCGTCGCTGTCGGCGGACTGGACCTCTTTGTAGGCTTGGATCAGCGCGAGGTAGTCGGTGAATTCGAGTCCGTTGTACCCACCAAGAACGAACAACGCGAGTGACCCCAGCAGTGTCGCATCCCCGCCCTGCGAGACCGCATACAGGCTGATTGTTAGGATGCCGACGTTGACGACGATAGACCGGAGAAGTTTGAGGGTTTTGAGCATCCGAAGGTCACCGTCGTCTCGCAACGTCCTGCCATACTCGTCGCACACGCGGTCGTTGACATACCAGGGCCGAGAGGTGTCGTAACTCATGGGACATCAATCACACAAGGCCACGCGAGCGGAGTCGAACTGCTCCAGGCTCCTTGGGGATGGCCTGTCGCCGGAGCGCGGCAGGGGTGGCCGACCGCTCTCGAACGGCCGGCCAAGGGGACTGGATGTCGAGACAGGGTGCGCTGTCGCGCCGCTACGCGGCGCGAGCTTAGTCCGAGAACATCGGAGTCGCTCCTGACGCCTCCGCGGTCACGTCACCTGTGACGATGTCGTGAATGTCCTGCAGACTGGCGTTAGACTGCTCGGCGTCAGCGGCCTCATACGAAACCCACGTCATCGTGATCTCGTCGACGTGCCCGTCAGCGACTGTCACCTCGACATCCCAGCCACCGATTTCCGCGGCATGGCCTTTTCGCTTGCCGTAGGTGGTGAGGTCCTTCCAACAGCCCGTGTACCACGCCTCGACCCCCTCCGCCGCGGCGGAGAGTCGCCCGTGCAAATGTGCGATGCCCGACATCGACGGGCGGATGTCCGTTGGTTGCTCGCGATAGAGCGTCTGTGCCCGATAGCCGAGCGTGTACGGCTGGCCGCCCGAGGGATGGATGAGCTCCAAGTCGACGTTGTGGCCCGCGTCGAACACCAAGCGGGCCATTGAGTCACCCAGCCAGTGCAGATCATCACGCCGGCGTGCGAGACGCTGACTCCACCGGACACCCGACCGTCGCCAGAGTTTGCGGTCGTGATTGCCGCTGATGAACAGCGTCTCGATGCCATCCCGTTGCGGGTAGTGCTCGGCGACGTACTCGGTAAGCCGGTCCCAACCAGTTGCCTCTGCGTGCACCTCGTTGATCTGGTTCGGGTGGACCTCCCACCCGTCACCGATGTCGCCGCCGTGCAGGACCAGCTCGACACCGCGACGCTCCAGTCGGTCATAGAAGTCGTGCAGATCCGTGAGATGACAGGCCGTGCTCCCGAGATGAGTGTCCGAGATCAGGCCGAAGCGGTACGTGCCAGCGCCGTCACCGATCTGATAGCGCTTGTCCCGCTCGTCGGGGATGTAGTACCGTCGCGTGCCGTGTTTATCGAGTGTGTCGAACTCGATACACCAGCCCGCCTCCGACATCCGGTTGAGAACGGATTTGGCCTTGTCGCGGCCGAACCCGTATCGACGCTCTATCTCGCTGTACGTGAGTCCATTCTCCCGAAGCGCCGAGATGAACGCATCCGGCAGCTCCGTTGCGTCTGGACCGCCCGTGTCGGGGTCCGTGACCGCCGGCAGGTCGTCCGTCTCGTCGGACTCCTCGTCAGTGTCAGTGTCCTCGGATTCAGCGTCGGCTGACTGTCCATCAACAATACGCTCGCAATCTGCCTCGGAGAGCGTCCAGTAGTAAGTGCCGTCGTCTTGCTCATACGGGATGTCGAACCCGCGAGCGCGAAGACGCTCGCGACGGCCCTCCAGTGTCGGAACCGGGATGTCGAGTTGGTCTACGAGATCGGCCTTCGGCACACGGCCGTCCGCGAGTGCGGCAATGAGTTCTCGTTGTGCTGGTGCATCAGACAGGTCGACTGTGGTGTCGCTCATTCTTGTTCAAGACGGACGGCGTCGGCCAGCGCGGCTTGGACATCGATATCGGTGTCCTGTACGGGCACCGCCTGCTCGGTGACCGCGTCGACGAGCTCGTGGCGGTCGATGTCGACATCGTGTTTGCCCTCAGCGCGGAGCGCCTCAACGGCGAGCGCGAGGTAGTGGGCCGTCTCGAAGGGGGCCCGCTCCCGAATCGCCGGCTCTTCGTGGCGGTGGTCGGTGTTGCCGCAGGCGCACGTCGTCCCCGTCGCGACGCGGTCGTCGGTCAGCATCGCTGGGTCGTCTGTGGTGTCGAGGGAGATCTCCCCCGCCTCCGCGTGTTCGGTCCGGTGCTGGATGCCGACCCACACGTCCGATGCGGCCGTCCAGTCTTGGTGACTCGACGGTTTGACGACGAGTGACTGGTCTCCCGCTTCGATCTCCTTGAGTTGCCGGCCGCAGGTCGCGCAGAACCGATGGTCCTGTTTGAGCTCCCGGAGCACCTCGCCGGCGCGTTTCTGGCGACGGTGCTGTCGGTGGCAGACGATGCTGCAGAATGACCCTGCGACCGATGTCGACGGTCGTCGGGGGCTGCCACAGTATGCACACTCGTAGGTCTCCTCGGACGGGGTGGGTGTTGTCGTACTCATGGCTAAAGACGCGCCAACGCTGTGAACGTCGGGAGCAGCTGATAACCGTACCGTGCCTCTATCTATACTGGTGCGGCGAGTTACAAAAGTGGCCCAGATAGCGTAGATTCTATCTGGTAAGTTCCAGTTGACGTTCACGGGCGTCGCCACTGCGCCATGAGTACGTGGCGAGACCTGCATCGGTCAGTTCCTCGGCAGCTTCGCGGATAGTCCGTGGATGTCGGCCCGTGCGCTCGACGAGTGTCGAGATCGTGAGTGCAGTACTGTCGCTCCACCGGAGGTGGTCAAGAACGTGTGCCGCCGTCGGTGAGAGGTTAGATTTCGTGGTCATTTGTCCTCGTGTGAGTGGACTGGTTCCTCATCGCTGGCCTCCGCGAGTGCCGTGTTGAGTCGACCGAGCACGTCCTCGTCGACGGCAGCACCCTCCGCGACCGTCGCAGCGGCCGCCCGCAGACGCGTCTCTTCACAGAGTGCCAGCCACTCGATGTCGTCGTACTCGACTTGGATGAGCTGTTGCCCCGCCAAGCTGTCTGCGCGCTGGAGGTCTCGCAGGCACTCGTCGATGCGCTCGTCGCCGAGTGTCTGCCGGAGTGTTTCGTTACCCGTGATGTTGCCGCGGGCGACCATCGGCGGCCGGCCCATGCCGGGGTTGGTCTGCTCGCGAACCGTGTCGAGGACGGCCCGATGGTCACGCCCCATCGGCCACCTCCTCATCAACGGCGACGGCTTCGATATTGTCATCGAACGCAGCGGCGTACCGGGCGATAGCGGCGGCATCTGTCTCGCCCCGTCCGTGCGTGTCGCTCTCGCCGCAGAGTTCCGTGGCGAGGCGGGCGTCGCCACCACCATCGACCTCCTCGAATGTGTAGCGTTTCCGGTCGGTCATGTCGACCTCTCCGCGACGAGTGGTGTGCGTACGATACGTCCAGATTGTCTCTCTCGTGCCATAGATTCGTGGAGTTGCTGTGAACCGGTTCACCACAGCGATTTGCGCTGTGAACATCGCTGCCATCTGGCGATGACGGCGATTGAGCGGGTTCACTCGGCAGTAACGAAACGCACTATACAACCGCTACTGCAACCTAAGTTTAGTCTAATACAACGGTGGTGGAACTCCCAGGTCGTATTCCATCAGTTCTTACCCCCGGTGTCGGTGTTTCTTGTGATGAAGTGGTTCACAGGACACCCGGCCGTGTGAACTCCTTCAAAGTCGATGCCGATGCGTTTCCCGACCTTCGATGTGTCTCGCTCGAGGCTGCCGTACTGACTCTCGGCGAGGAACTCTCCGGAGAGTATCCAGTGATACTCCCCTGGGAGATCGTCAACGAGGTTGTACGCGTGACGTCGCGAACAGCCGTAGGCCCCCTTGATTTCCTGTGGGGAAAGTGCCACGACGGCCTGGTCGTGATCGCGCTTGTTGCTGGCATACTCGACGAGGCTGCCGACCTTGTCTTCTTTCGACTGGTTCTCGTCGAGGCGACTCCGGAGCCGCTCGTTCTCTGCCTCGAGTGTGTCGACGCGGCCGGCGAGGTCGTCGGCAGTGTCCTGTGCGTCCTTCGCGCGGTCGATGGCCCGGACGGCAATGGTGTCGAGCCGGTCAACATCGACCTCCAAGTCGTCGACGCGACCCGCCAGACCGACGATGTGCTCGATGAGCTCGTCGCGGCTCATCGCTTCGAGTTCGGCGCGGGTGGTGCTACTCGCCACGGGCACCACCTCCCAGCACTACACTCGCTGGCTGGACGCGCCGGCACGACCGACACTCGATAGTCCCGTCGCCGGCCTGGAGCGCGCCGCCACAGGCCGGACAGCGGACCACACCGTCGGTGCGATGCTCCAGAACGTGTGACATTAGGCATCACCCCCGCTCCCATCGCAGGGGAGATGTCCGACTAGGCCGACACCCTCCGCGCCGCAGTAGGGACAGGTCGCGCCCGTCTGCTCGGTTGTCGCAGGGTCGCGGGTCGGCCAGCAATCCGCCTGCCCGCACAGCCGCCACGACTCGTTGAGTTGGCGAACGCGAACGGTGCGCGCTCGGGTGGCCTTTTTAAGACTCCGACAGTCGGCAGTCAGATGGACGGTCTGGGTCTGGTAGTTCCCCGCGACCAGCACCACGCTCTCGTCGTCGAGGTCGGCCAGCGACTCGGCGTCAGGGTCTGCATCGGGGTCGACGTCGACGGTCTCGATGACGCCCGCCATCAGGCCACCCCCTCCGCCGACGCAGAAGCTATCGCGTCATGTGGTGTATCTACCAGCTCTGGTGAGAACCGACACGCAGCGCTGTCGGGGTGTTTCGACTGGGCATGACAAGTTTTAGTAAAGTGCCCGGGGAGGGTTCTATACCCGACCTTTACATGCCCCGCAGCCGTTCGACTGTCCATATGACCGACAACCCGACACGGGCAATCGAGACGATGCGCGAGCGCCTCGAAGACGGAGAATATGACATCTCCGAAGCCGACCGCGAGATTCTGCTGGAATTGTCCACCCAGATTCGGCTGCTGGGCCCGAGTGAGTACTCCGACCACCGCCACGAGTTCCTCCTCCGGCGAGGCCTGATCATCGCGAAGCGCTGCGGCGGGCTCGCCGAGGCTGTCCAGGAGCGAGACGCTGCCGAGGACGTCGTCGCCTGGATCAACACCGAGCAGACCGGCAGCGCTGAAACGAACAAGGACTACCGCGTCGCGTTCCGGAACATCGCGACCATCGTCACTGATGGCGATGACGTTCCCGAGTGTGCCGACTGGGTTCCCGGCGGCTATCCGGCAAACTACGACCCAGCACCGGACCCGACCGACATGCTGCACTGGGACGACCACATCCAGCCGATGCTCGATTCCTGTCTCAACTCTCGCGACCGGGCCTTGGTTGCGCTCGCATGGGACCTCGGCCCGCGACCGGGAGAGTTGTTCGACCTCACGCCCGGAGACATCACGAGTCACAAGTATGGCCTGCAGGTGACGCTCGACGGGAAACAGGGGCGTCGGTCGCCCGTTTTGGTTCCCTCGGTCCCCTACGTCCGTCGGTGGCTCGACGACCATCCCGGTGGCAGCGACGACCCGCTCTGGTGTCAGCTGACCTCGCCGGCCGGCGTCTCGAACAACCGCATCCGCGACGCGTTGAAAGAGGTTGCTGGCCGCGCCGACATCGACCGTCCGGTGACGCCGAGTAACTTCCGTGACTCGTCGGCGTCGTATCTCGCCAGTCAGGGCGTCTCGCAGGCACACCTCGAGGACCACCACGGCTGGCGGCGCGGATCGACGGTCGCCGGCCGGTACATCGCCGTGTTCAACGACGCGAACGAGCGCGAGATTGCTCGCGCCCACGGCCTCGATGTCGAGGCCGACGAACCGGACCCGGTCGGCCCGGTCGTCTGTCCCCGTTGCGAGCAGAAGACGCCCCGGGAGAAGGATGCCTGTGTCTGGTGCGACCAGGTCCTCTCGCAACGCGCTGCCGAAGAGATCGAGGCCCAACGCGAGACGGCAATCGAGGATATGGCCGACGCCAAGCGGGAGGTCCGCGAAGCCATCGCGAACGTTGAACGGGAACTCGGCGACGACGTCAGCCTCCGCATCGAGTTGATCGACGACTAATTCAGACATCGTATCCCTCCTCCTGGAGTGTCTCCAGGGCGTTCTGGGCATACTCGCTGTACTGTGCGTCCGAGTTTGCGATGGTTTGCAACTCCTCGTGGAGGTCGTAGAGCCTCTCGAGGTTCTCCTGTCGCTTCTGTTCGTGGTCTGCCGTTTCGAGAGCACTCATAGTATCACCAGTCCGATAACTGCCAGTAGCAGGACGGTACTCGCAGCGACGAGCACCGCGCCCTCGATGGTCGGCTGTCGGTCGCGCTCAGTCACGAGGTTAGCACCCCCTCCGTCGCGTCGAGCGTCGCCGGGATGGCGAGTTGGATGTCGACAAGCAGCTGGTCGCGATGGCTGTACTCGCTCACATCGCCGATCTCCTCGACGTCGACGCCGAGATCGTTGAGTCGGTCGGCGACCGTCGCGAGCGTGCTGAGTTGCTCGGACAGCGACATCAGGAGCCACCCCCAAGTGTCTCGATACCCTCCTGAATCGCCTGTTCGACAATCTCGTCGAGCGTCTCTGGCTCGCTCTCGAAAGCGTCGAAGGTCGTTTGTCCGGGGTCCTCCAGGTCGTGTTTCTCGCGGAAGGCCTCGGGGTGGTTGACGGTGCCGGGCTTGGCTCCGATGTGCATCTGCGGCCGCCCGGTCTCGGGGAGTCCGAACACGTCGATGCGCTTGCCGATGACGAACACCCGCTCGCGCTTCTGGGGCACGCCGAAGTTCGCGGCGTTCAGGATGTCCCAGGTGACGTTGTAGCCGCCGGCGGCAAACGTCTCACAGACCTCTCGAATCGCCTTGCCGTCCTGCATCGTCGCCAGCCCGGGGACGTTCTCCATGACAAAGAACACGGGTTTGGCCTGGTGGACGATGCGGGCCATTTGCAGGTAGAGCTCGTTGCGCGGGTCGTCGGCGTCGCGGTCGGTATTGAGGTGGCTGAACGCCTGGCAGGGTGGCCCGCCGGTGACGACCGTCACGCCGCCGACGCCGATGCCGGCCGCGTCAAGGATTTCCCACGTCGACACTTCGCGGATGTCACGCTCCATCAGCACCGGCGGCGAGTTGTCGGGCCCCCAGTCAGCGCTGTTGAGCCGGTAGGTGTCAGCGGCGTCTTGGTCGCTCTCGATAGCGACCAGCGAGTCAAACCCGGCCTGGTGAAACCCGAGGTCAAACCCGCCGATGCCTGAGAACGTTGAGATGTGGGTCGGCGGGTCCGTGTAGCCGATGCGGGCGGCCAGGTCCTCCGCGTCAATGGGTGCCGGCCCGAGGAACGCACTGTCGTCAAGCATCGACCGCGGATGTGCGTCCTGCGGCCGGCCACTGCTGTCCGACATCAGGCATCACCCCCGCAACTGAGGAAACAGTCAAGACACGGCAACTCGTCTTCTCGACACTCATCACATCGCCCAACGTACTGGTCACCGACGCCGCCGCGCTGCCGTGCCTCGTCGCGCTCGATGCGCTCGCGAGACGCTGGCCGCGGGTCGCGGTCGCTCGCTCGCGCTGGCGACCGCCCGCCGTCGGTCCGCAGGTACGACCGCGTGTGTGGGTCGTGTTCGTCGTCTTGATCGTCTTGACCGTTCTGCTCGCCGCCCTGGTCGGCGACGAAGTCCCGCAGCGCCTCGCGCATCGCCTCCGTCCGCGTGGGGTAGTGCTCCTCAGCGATGTCCTCGATGTCCTCAAGGAGCGCCTCGGGGATGCGGAGCGTGACACGCGGCATCTCGTTGCCCCCGCCGCGCTCGCGACCGCCGTCGGTCCGCACCGGGGCGGCGTCGTCATCGTCGTCGATGTTGACGAGGTCGCGCCCACAGTGTTCGCATCGATAGCAGGTCGTGCTCACCTGCTCGCAGGCTGGGCAGACCGTCACGCCGACCCACCTCCCAGCGTCGTCTGTCCTTCTTCGGCGTGACAGTACGGTAGTATCTCGTCGGCGACGAACTGCATGAACACGGCCTCGGTCCAGTGTGAGTAGACCGCAACGTACCCCGACTCGTAGACGACGCCGCGACAGCCCGTGTTGCGATAGGGGCGCTGGAATCCCAGGCCGATGTTCGCGCCGTCGGGGTGGTCGGCATCGTCGTGGTAGGCCAGCGCGGTTCCGTCGTCGTCCTCACGGCTGACGTACCAGGTCTGGTCGTCGTCGAGGCCCCACGCGGCGGTCAGCCCCTCGATGTCGACGGTGAGACGCTGGGGAAACTGGCCGGTCTGACTGTAGATGAGGTCCAGCGGGAACGCCAACTCGTCCCCGCCGCCGAGCGATTCGACACAGACGAGGCCGGTGCCGGTCACGTCGGCGACCCAGTCGGTGACGTGTTCCTCGCGCCCCTCAAACTGCTCGGTGATGATGGTCACGTCGCCGTCCTCGGCGATGGCCGAGATGTCCGTCTCGGTCGCGCTGACGGTTCCGGCCGCCGTGCCGTACTGGACGGCCGTGTCGCCGTCGAGGTCCTGCTGGGTCGACTGGACCGACAGCGCGGGCATCCGGCCGTTTGTTGACGCGGGTTCGAGCGGGTCGTCGGCCGGCGCTTCCAGTCGCGCGAGCGTGCCGGCAATCATCGTTCCACCTCCCGCGCGACGCCACCCGAGAGCGTGGCCTGTCCCTCGTGCGTGCCGCCGTCGAGACTCTGCTGCTCGACAGTCCACTCGTCACCGTCGCTGTCGTCCTGGTCCGTGCCGTCATTTCCGTCGCCCTCGTCGTCGTAGTGGTCCGCCGGGACGCCGTGCCGGGCCTCGTTCGCGGCGATTTGCTCACAGCCCGCGCAGCGGTCGCCCTGACACGGCGACCCGCAGATACGGCAGGGCATCACTCCTCACCTCCCTCGGTGTCGGGCGAGGCAGCCCAGTTGATTGCTGTCCCGCAGTGGGGGCAACACTTTCTCCCCTGCCCAGTCGGTTCGAAGTTCTCGGGATGGGCGGGTGTCTCACATACGTCGCACCGATAGACGACGGCGGTCTCGGCGGCCGGTTCATCGGTGGCCAATCCATCCTCGTGACTGTTCCTGCCCGGCACGAGCGCGGCGCTGTGCTCGACCGGCAGTCGGCGAAGCTCCCGGGGTGCAAGCGCGAGACAGGCGTCCGGGGCGCCCCACTCCCAGACGATGTCTTCCAGGTCGGCGCCGTCCTGATAGCGCTGCCACTCGTCGCGGTCCATCCGCTCGCCGGCCGGGTGTAGCAGCGCCGGGATGTCGGCCCCGACCTCGAGGATCACCTCGTCCCAGCCGATGTTGACCGCTGCCGCAGCGATATCACGGAGCAGGTCAGCGTCCAGCATCGTCGTCGTGGTCCCCGCCCGCTCAATATCGCTAGCTGTGTAGAGCGCGCCGACGTTGTGATCGAAGGTGAGCGTTCCCTCGCCGGACCCAGACCCGTCGAAGTATGCCGCCGGGACCGCATCCGTGCTGTCGTACATCACGCGTCACCCCCTGCGAGTTCGACCGGCACCCGCGCCAGCCGGCCGGCGGGATAGTCGTAGCTTCTCCCCTCTGTGTGCAGGTCGCCGATATCGGCGATGAAGACACACTCGAAGACGGGGTCGTCGATGCCGACCGGGAGGAACGCGTGTTGCTTGTAGGTCAGCAGGTCAAACTCCTCGCGCTCGTAGTACTCGGCGAGATCGTCGGCGACGCGCCGCCGGACCAGGAGTGGCTGCCGAGTCACGAGGTCGAGTGCCACGTCGCCAGCAGTCAGACTCCCGTGTGTTGGGGCACCGATATCGTCGAGCGCATCGAGCAGCGTCTCGGCCGGCGAGCGCTCTGCCGCGTCGAACTCGTTGTCGATAGCCCCTGCGGGCTGTCCGCCGTCGGTCACCTTCCGGACGCCGTTGGTCTCCCAGGAGATGGTCGTCACCTCGTCGAACTCCTGGAGCGCGCTGCCAGTGATGGCCATGCAGCGCTCGGAGTGCTCGCGGGCCAGTTCAGCGGCGTCCTCCTCGTCGAGGTCTGCCCTGATGACGACCGCATCGACGTGGTCGTAGACGTACCACGCCTCGGGGTCGATGTCCGGCATCACTGCTCACCCCCGAATGCGCCGTCAGCGAGCGCACTGAAACTCCGCACTTCCACGTCGCGCACGCCCTGTCGGTAGCCGATGCGGAATCCGATGACCCCCGCCGTGGCGGCGAGGAGCATCTGGCCCGCGACGATAGCGACGAGCCCCAGCATCAGGCATCCCCTCCGTCGACGAGGTCGCGCTGCTGGTCGGTCAGTTGCTGCTCGACGGGCGTATCGTGGTCGGGGCCGTCGTCGGTCTCAGGACACTGCTCGTGGTGGGCCACACTGTCGGGCGTCTCGCCTTCGCGCCCGCAGGTCTGACAGCGGTACATCGTCCCGCCGCCGAGGACGGGCATCTCCGTGATGTGGTCGGGCACCCCGCCGTCCGTGGCGACGCGGCGCTCCCGCGACTTGGCACAGACCGTGCACGGTGACACGTCGTCGCCGACCTCGTCACGGTCGCGTGCGTCGACGCTGTCGGCCTTGGCGAGATGGGGGCACTGCGGGTCGCTATGATAGACGCCCGACGAGCGCCCGCGCGTCCAGCTCCCGGAGACGTAGACCGTCTCGACCGGCTCGGTGTCGGGGGCGGCGGGGTCGGCCCGCCAGGTCGCGCGGTAGGTCGCCGGCGTCGTGTGCTCGCCCGTCCAGCGTGCGAGCGCGATGGGACAGCCCTCGTCGTCGGATAGTGCCCGCAGCGCTTTGCCGACCGTCGCGCGGTCGCGGTCGGTCGACAGGTCGGTCGGCGAGACGTAGCTTTGCCCGTCGCGGACGGCTGCCACGAGCGCGTCGAAGACCTCGTGGATGGCCTCGACAGACGCGCTCAGGCCCGGACCATTGTAGTGGACCGGGAACTGATAGTCGGATGCGTCGGTAGGCTGTGCGTTCTGGTCGTTACCCGCCGTGTTACTTTGCGGGTGGGGGTCGTCGGTTTGCATGCGTTGTCGGATTTCTCGACCGGCCTGCGGCAACAGGCCGGGACGACTCTCGACCGACGACCGGCGGGACCGGACGGCGTGAGAGCCTTTATACCGTGAGGCTCCGTACCGCCGCCCGGTCCCTGTCGTCGGCCGCACTTCGCGGGCGATGCGGGGGCCGGCCACCTGCGCGGGCGCACTCGTGTAGGACTGTGGGCGTCCGCGCGGGCAGTGGCTATCCGTCGTCTTTCTGGATGGTTATTTCGTCGCCATCGAACGCCGCTGACAGGCTGACGGTGTCGCCATCCTCGAATTGCGTGAACTCCAGCAATTCGGGGGGGATAGTGACGACCGTCGACCCGCCAGACTGGCGAATTGTCCGCGTCCGACAAATCTTATCTCCAGTCTGCTTTGAACTCATCCGTTGTAATCTTATTTTGCATCCCATGTAAAGGTATGGGTCTTGCGAGTATCTCGTCTAGTGGCCCAATACTTATTTAGGTCCGATACGGAGTAAGATGTACGTAAGACACATGGCCTCGACACCCCATTCCACGAGTGTGACACGGAAGGTAGAAATCGACGGTGAGCGTCAAGAAGTCCGCGCCACGCGCGCACTCCGCCAGTCGGGCGGCTCCACCGTCGTAACGATTCCGCCGGAGATGGTCGACCTGCTCGACCTCGAACTCGGTGATGACCTGGAGTTGGAGGCAGAATGGTCTGGCGACGAGATACGGCTCCGTGTCGTTGACCGAGACGAGGGTGTCGATGACGCCGGAGATGGCTGACTGACATACGCCCGCTGTCACCTCGTCGCTCGCGAGCAGTTGCCCGCCCGCCCGCCGTCAGGTAGTCGTGCGCTCGCGTGGACGTGACCGCGTGCTGACTGGTTGTGGCCATGCTCACGCTGGCGCTCCGGCGAGTCGAGTCAGCAACTCACCCAGCCAGTCCGGGTCCTCAAGCGTGGCTAGCTGGCCGTCGCGCCAGGTGGTCACGATCCCGTCCAGGTCGCCGGTTGCGGTCACGTCGACGCGCCAGCGTCGGTCGTCGGTTTCGATGTCCAGCGTCGCGCCGCCGCCGGGGCGGTCCTTTAGATGGGTGACCTCGATCTCGATGCCGTGCATCGCGACGGTTCGTGTGTCGTTCGTCGGTGGCATACGGTGATGACCGACGGCACGTATCGTAAAAAGCCCCCCTTGTATGTCCGCGAGCAGGGTTCTCCTATATAAGAGTAGCTTGTATGTCCGCGAGTATCAGTAGCGATTCAAAACAGGCGTCGAATGGGCTAACGTCCCGCAAGGTATTACTGAAAACCGCGCGACTCGGCCGACAGAGTTTGGGGTTGGTCGTCGCCGCCTTGTTCGAGATTAATCTCGATATTATATGCACGTTGAAGGAAATTCTGTGCGGGTATAGCCACACTCACGACCGTCTGACAGGCACTATCAAAGTCGGAGGCGCGGTAATCTGGCTCATATACAAATTGCTTTTTTGAGATTTGGAAACCATGAGGTCCGTTTAAATCTTCTTTAATACCGAATCCACAGTTCGGATTGGAGAGTAGTTGAATCAGTTCTGATTGAAATTTCTTGATTTTTGCCGAATCTCTCTGCTGGTTAGTTTGTGCGATCCACTGCATCGCCTCTTCAATATCTGTATCGTCCATCTCGACTCTAATTTCAGTCCCGCTACCCTCACCCGCAAGCGCACCATCTGCTTGTTCTTCAATACACCGTGCTGCGGCTACATCCGGGGCAATATCGTAGTCGTACTGGAGTTCGAAATAGTGCATTCCTTCGGCCGTAACGACGTCTATAGTCTCGTCTCCGTGTGTGACTGTGAATCCAGATACTGGGTCGCCACCATCACTCTCACCCTCAATTTCGTTAACAATATCACGTCCACTTTTCTGTATGCACTCTGCTATCGTCGTGAGTCCTTCAGAAACCTCCGGCGTCATTATTCGTCCATCTGGGCTACGTCTGCTGCCAACTCTTCTGCAAGCTCTGTCGGGCTCTGTGTAATCTCCTCGAGCGCCTGGTCGATGTTGTCACGGACCGCTCCATGCTCTTCCGGAACGGTGACTGTGATTTCCCCGCTCTCATCCAACCGGTTGTGGCTGCTCATACGAAAAACAAGCTGGGAGAGAGATAAATAGCTACTGGTGTATGTGAAAGTGGTTGTTGTCAGTGAGAGGTACTATCGGCGGTCATCTTGATAGTGGCCTCGACACGCTCGTCGACGACACGCCAGGGCCGGTACTCACTCTCGCGCTCGATGAGCCCGTAGTCCTCGAGCTTCGAGAGCTTCCGGCGAACCTCCCGCTCGCCAATCGGGTCGGCTGCCTTGCCGTAGTAGAGCTCCTCGGCAATCGCCTCGTAGCGCTCGTACACGGCCGCCCCGTCCAGCCCGTCAGACTGCCGCACGATCTCGTAGCACACCTGATGGTGGAACGTCACGCTCTCGATTGCCGCCTCCAGAATCCGCCGCTCGGCACTCCCCCACGCGTCGGCGATATCGGCGTCCCGAATCCGACCGTGCTGGCGCTCGCCCGCGAGTTCGGCCGCCGACCGAAGCACCTGGACGGCCTCCCGGGCGACGCCGGCCGCCTCGTCAGCAATCGTCTCGAGCTGCTCCCGACTGACGGGATTGCCCCGTAACCCGTGGTCGACGCGGCGCTGGAGGATATCCGCGAGCGCGTTCGTGCTGTAGCGGTCCAGCCCGAGCGCGGCGTCGGGGCTGTTCAGACGCCCCCGAATCGCTACGTCGTCGACGCCCCGCATCCACACGTCCTGGTCGTGGACACAGACCACGAGATGCAATCCGTCGACGTCGTCGAGCAGCGGCAGCAGGTCGCCGCCCGCGAGGTCGTCGGCCTCGTCGAGGACCGCGACGGCGCGCTCGCCGTGCTGTCGGGAGACCCGCTCCCGCAGCGCGTCGATGACATCGAGCGTGGGCATCGTCCGGTGGGGGTCGCCGCCCAGCTCGTCCAGGAGCGCACGCGCAATCTGCCCACGAGTCTCCCCCATCGTCCGGACGTACGCCGTCGAGGTGCCCGTGTCGGCGATGCGCTGGAGGGTGTGGCGGGCGAGTGTGGTCTTCCCGACGCCAGAGGGGCCATGCAGCAGGATGTCGCCGCTGGAGTCCGGCGGGAGTCGCCGCCGCAGGTGGCTGACCTCGCGGTCGCGGTGGAGCAGGCGACGCGGCAGGTGATCGAGCGCGAAGACTTCGGGCCTGACAAGCACTGTGTCCGTGGGTGTCGGTGGCAGGGGTAATAAAGGGGGGTTGTATGTCCGCGTCTGTAGACGAGTCAATAGAACCGGTGAGCAAAACTAATCGTGATAGCCGATTGGTTGTAGAGAGATTATGAATCAGTTACAAACTGAGAGCGACTCCACGCCCAACACATCACAGAGCGGCCAGATTGCGAACCCATACGGACTACCCGTCAGTATCCATGTCGCAATCATATAAACCCCAAACAGCGAGAGAAGAATCGCCCCTGGGATAGTCATCTCTTCGTTGACTTTCATACTAAAAAGTAATTGCTGAGGTGTAAAAACGGTTACGTCAAGTATCGGTTGCGAGCTTACTCTCGGCGGGCAGCCGCCGCCCCGTCCTCGGCGAGCCGTTGCTCGTAGCCGGTCGGGTACGTCGCCCCGGCCAGCGGACAGTCCTCCTCGTGGATGATCTCGGCGACATCCTCGTCGACGGCGCCACAGGCCCGACAGCGGTAGCCGAGGCACTCGCCGCGGACGACGCCCGCCTCGTGGTCGGTCTCGGTCGCGCGGAGCATATCGATGGGGTGGTCCGGGAGCAGCTCGAGGTCAACGTCGGTCATCTCAGACCACCACCACGATATGGTGCCGCGGCTGTCCACGACTCCCCGAGAGGTCCGGCCGCGTCCCGAAGTCGTGTTCGGCGATGGTGCGGTGGACGCGAGGGGGCACTCGTTCGTACGCCGGCCCGACGACGACCTCGATACAGGGCCGGTCGAGACGACCGTCGTTCCCGAGCACGTCCGCGGCCCGCACGCCCGGGAGCGCCTCAAGCGCGTCGGCACAGCGCTGATACTGCTCGCGAGCGACGACCTCAGCCATGGGTCACCTCACTCTTGAGCTCCGCGACAGCCACCGCCCCGACGCCGGTCGCTATCGAGAGCGCCCGCTTGCGCGCTCGCGTGTCGGCCATCTCCAGGAGCAGGTAGCTGTCGTCGCCGCGGTCGACGTGTGCGCTGCCGTGGGCCTGGCACTCGCGGCCGTCGGGCGTCGTCGCGGTTGCGACGGCCCGGCAGTACTCGTGGTCGGTTTCCTCTGGCGGGACAACAATCTCGGTCTCGACGGAGATGTCGTAGAAGTGTGACAACACCTCGAAGCCCTTGCGGTTGATAGCCTGCGAGCCGTCGATCTCGTCGACGAACTCGCCGGGCACCCAGTTCAACGGGTCTTCCGCGACCGACCGCTCGGGCAACTCAACGCCGTCATCGGTCTCGGTCGTGTCGGGGGCGGATTGTGTGTCTTGCTCGACCTCGACGACCTCGACCGACTCTCTGTCGGGGTGCTGCCCGCCGTCAGTCTCGCGGTCGGCCGCCCCCGTGGACTGGGGCGGCTCGATGGTCACTCCGCTCAGGCCAACGCTCTCGGCCTGCTCGCGCATCTCCTCGGCCTCGGCGCGACTGTCGGCCGTCTGCTCGACAACCTCGCCGGTCGGTTTCTCGCCACGCACGACCCACTCGCCGCCCCCATCGGTGGCGACCGGCTGCGGCTCGGCCGCTCGCTCGTCGAGCCGCTCTTCAAGTTCGATGCCCGGGATGTCGACGCCGAGTTGGTCGGTCGCCGCGAGCGCCGCGTGGATGTGCTTGCAGTGACCCCGCCCCTCCAGATTGTAGTTGTAGTCGGGACAGGAACAGACCTCGTCGCGCACGTCGACGACGTACGCGCCGCCGAATGTGACCACGCGGACCATCCCTGGGGCGTGGTGCTCGACGGCCGCCGTGTCGGTGAGCGCCGCGGTCGCCCGCTGGACGCGACCGGCGACAGTCATAGCTCCTGGACCCCCGTCGACTCGCCCGCCTCGACGTGCTCTGCCGTGACCGTGGCGTCGTGACCCGTCTCGCCCTTATGAAGGTACTGCGCGCGACGAGCGCTCTCTGCCTGGTCGAACCACCGCTCGTAGCCACAGTCGGTGCACTGGACGCGGTGCATCTCCACCGTCATGCCTCGTAGCCCTCCAGGTGGACCGCCGCGCCGCGGTCGTGGCCCCGTGCCGCCAGCTCGTCGGCGAGCGCATCGCGGTCCTCGATGTTACGGACGTCGACGAGCACACGCTCGACGAGCACCGTGTCGTCGAGGTGTCGGCGGTACTCTTCGATGCGCTCGTAGACGAGCGTGCCCGCGTCGGGGATGTGGTCGGTCTCGGTAGTCGATGCGTCGGTCGTGCCGGCACTTTTTTGGCCGGTCGCGTGCGATTTCGACATGCTCTCTCCGAGAGCACGGTCGGGCGTGTTGGCGCACGCCCCGACCAGACTGATTCTGGCCGGCGTCCCGCGCTCCTACTCATATCTCTATTCGCTATGCACTTAATACTAACGGTTAGTTACTACTGCCGTTAGTAATAAGTAGTTGTAGCCAGTACTATCACCTGTGAGTACGAACGCGCACCCAATGCTTGAACCGCGGCAGTTGAATGAGACCGACAGAGAGATACTGGCGTTCCTCGCTGAGGATGGTGGCCGCGTGACGCCGTCGTGGGTTGCCGAGGAGACTGGCAACAAGCGGGCGTATGTCAGCCAGCGGTTGAAGCGCTTGAAAGAGCACGGCCACGTCAAGCAACCCTATCGCGGACTGTGGGAGCTTGTTGAGGACCCACGGGAGGGCAGCGATGACTGACGCCGCGAACCGACAGCGCTGCCGCTATCTGTTTTAAGACCAGCGCCCCAGAACGACGGGGCGCTCAGAAGTCCGGGATGTCGGCGGGCACGTCGCCGCCCTCGCGCGTCTGCTCCCACGCACACGGTGACGGGTCCAACTCGTCGTGACTGCACTCGTGGTACCCGAGGCGATACCACAGGCCGCCCTGAAATGACGACAGGCGACTTTCCAACTCGTTCAAGAGGTCGTCGGGGGACTCATGCTGAATGAACCGATAGTCTCCGCTGAGGTAGGTCGTACCGTCTCCCTCTGGGTCGGCGGTTGTCTCCCGGAGCGTGTGTTCAACGGGGTCGTCGGTCCACTCGGTATGATTCTGGACCCAGTTATCGACGGCGTTCTCGGCGTTGCCGCGCGGCGGTTGAAGCCGGATACGGAGCATGTGGATTGTCATTGGATTCCCCATTTGTTCATCAATCGGCTGGACTCATCGGATAGCTGTGTGTCTGATAATACATCATCATACCAAATAATTTCTGCGATAACCCCATCATACAAAAATCTCCCTGATTTCACCCCGCCTGCACGGAGGGTCGCACCATCTGAACCGAAATTCCAATTCTTGTCCAGCTCGCTATTGGTAGTATTCAAAACTTTAACATTATCTAAATAAACTTTCGCTGTTGATGAACTGAGGTCCATTGATGCGATAGCGACATGCGGGGTATTGTCGTTGACAGATTTTCCAGTTGGCACGTTCTGGAAATTGTTACTACCCGACCCCCGAAAATTGATCGCGAGATCCCCACCATTCAACCGGAATGCGGAATACGCCTGACCGTCCTGACCGTTCCACACGACCAGCGGAAGCTCTGTTGGAGAACTGGATGGTTGTTTGAATACAAAAGAAAAAGAAAATCCAGTACTCGTGTAGTCTGGCAGGAATGTGCCTGTGGATAGGAAGTCATCCACCCCGTCAAAATCCCCCGCCTGTGTCCCATTGATAGTCGCATTCAGACTGGAGAACGTCCCTGTGAGGTTGGAAGACCCAACAAGGTTCTCAACCTTGGATGTTGTCGAGCTATTGTCACTCCAGTCATAGTGTCCTATCGCACTGGATGGTGGCCCGGCACTATTGTCCGTCGTGAACGTCTGAATCGAGCCGGTATCGACGCCGTCGCCGTCAGCTTTGGCGCGGAACTCGTGTTGTGTGTCACTCGATAGCCCGGACACGGTTTGGGTGTACTGGCCGGGCGCGGTCTTGGACTCGGACGCCGTCTCCTCCCAGGTCGACATGCCAGTCTCACGGAACTGGACGGACACGGCAACCGGCGACGTTGACCCGAGGTCGGTCAGGTCGCCGGTCACGTCAGCACTGTCCGCGCTGACGTTGCTGCTGCTGACTGTCGACACCGACGGGGGCACAATTGAGCCGTCATCGGACTCAACCAACCGGGATAGTAATAGACTCATCAGCGGACCCTCACGATATCGTATTTGACGGTCGGGTTGCCCACACTGGTGTCCGTCTCTTGGATGTCGACCTGATAGGTCCCGCTCGCCGAGTCGGCCCGGATGTCGGCGGCAACATCAGCATCGCTTGTCGACGGCCCGAACGCGACCATAAATGTCGCTGTCGTGCCAGTGGACACGCCCGTGTCCACGGTCGCCGCGCCCGAGGAGAGCGTTTCGCTCCCGCTGGCGATGACATCCATGCCGAACTGGTTGCTCCCTTCGTCGGTCAAGCCGGTCCCAGCGGTCGGCTCCGTGTGGTGGGCGTCCGCAACGCTATCGGCAGAGACATCCGTCAGCTCGCTCGCTGACGACGTTTTGCTGTGATGGTCGTTCGATGTGATATTCGACAAAGCCGCATGGTCCCCACTAAATCCGTCGACGGTGATGGTGTCGGTCGAGTCATCGTATGTGACGGTGGCGTTCGTGCCACCGGTCAACGCCGCGGCAACTGCGTCTTGTGCTTGTTCGTCTGTGTATTCACCGCCCCCACCACCGCCCGCCGCATCAATCGTCAGCGTGTCTGCCGTGTCGTCATAGTTCAGCGTGATGTTGGTCCCGGCCTGGAGCAGTGCAGCGACCGCGTCTTGGGCCTCCTCGTCGCTGTATCGTGCGTGGTGTGCCCCTGAGACGAAGTCGGCTGAGACATCCGTCAGTTCGGCCGCTGAGTCTGTTTTGCTGTGATGAGCACTTGACACAGTGTCCTCGGAAACCTCAGAGAGGTTGACCGTGTCGCCGTCAGTCGTGATGAGCAAATCCGAGCCGTTGCGTTCGAGCTGTACATCTGTGCCCCCAAGTTCGATGCCTTCGGGGTTGACCGTAATCGTAACTTCATTTGCTTGTGTCATTGGTACTATACTTGTGTTGTGTCGAAGCTCACGACAGACCCATTCTCAACGCCGCGGTACTCGTCTAAGTCCGACCGATACCACACATCTCCGTTTGACGCGTTGGGTGGGTCATTATCCTGTCGATCCCGTCGTGGCACGGTCAACTCGGTCTGCACGGTGAGCGTGCCCGGCACCACCCACTGCGACGGACCGGCTGGGCCTCCGTTTGCCGACACGCCGAGCACGCCTGTTTTGCTGCTCGACACCGTCGCGCCCGTCCCAATCGCAGCCGACGACGACGCCCCCGCGCTCGAATTGATGCCAAGCGCGACCGCGAATGTACGTAATGCCTCTGCTCCAGCACCGATGGCTGTTCCGCCTGGGCCTGCTGCCTCTGCATCAGGGCCAACAGCGGTATCAGATACTTCGCTCCCAACCGCTGAAGGACCAACAGCAAGCGTATTTGTCTCGCCCGCCTCACTATTGTCACCTACCGCCAGCCCCTTCGGCCGACGGTCGGCGGCGTTCCCTGTGCTATCAATCTCCCAAATCGGGACGAATCGGTCACGGTCGCGGAACTCCCCCACCGGCTGGATAACCACTCCGTCCGCCGCATCATACTCCCAGCCCACGGCAAACGTCACTGGCGCGGCTGTTGACGCGGTCGTGTTTGTCTCTGTGTCACGGGCTACGTAGGACCCACCGACGAACGCCTCACCGGAGGCCACGCTTATCCCGGCAGGGTCCACGCCAATCACACCGAGGAGGTCAAACCCCCCGAGCGGGCCGCTTTTCAGGCCTGCCTCGGGGAGTTCCAGTGCCCGCTCGTCGCCGGGGATTATTCTCTCAAACGGGCCGTCCAGATTGGTGGCGACCTCGGCGTTTGCGAGTGCGGTGCGGTCGCGGCTTGGGATGACGACATCGGTCATGGTTGTGTTGGGTCTGCGATTGTGATATCTGTGGTGACGACCAGAAGCGTGTCCGTCCCGCTCAGGTCGACCGGGGTGATTGTCGCGTGGTTCAGCAGGTCGCCGCTATCGAGCGCGACGCCGACCTCGTCAATATCGCTCGCCAACTGCCGCAACGAGGGGACGAACGCCCGGATGGTCGCTGTCGTCCCGCTCGCGGTCGTGCTGTTGACCGGCGTCGTAGCCTCCTCAACGTTGAGCGACCGATTGCTGGGGTCGGTGCCGGTGCCGCCGCCCGCCCCGAGTGCCAACGCCGATGGTTCTGGCGGGTCGGCGTTGCCGAGGAACTGCGCGACGGCCTCATGGCCGCCGACGCAGGTCACGTTTTTCGTCTCGTGCCGGGCCAGCGCGCCGGTCGTCGTGTCGATCACGTCGACGCTGACGTTTGTCCGGACGCCGAGGTCGCTGTCGCTACTTGTACTCGCGGAAGTCGTAGGGGTCTTGGTCATAGGTGAGGTATTTGGCGTTGCCGGTCAGCTCGTCGGTCGTCACAGCATCGGCGGCGGTCAGGTCCTCGTCGGGCTGTTTCGGGACGACGGCCTGCCCGGGCTGTTCGTTGCGCTCCTCCAGCGAAAGAATGTGGTCCCACAGTTTGCGGAGGTTGCGGGCCACATCTCGTGTCGGGTCACTTGGCATCAGCCGTCACCTCCAGGGTCGAAGCCCGCTGGTTGATAGAGTGTGATAGTTCGCGTCAGCAGCGTGCCCGAGATGGTGTCCTCAAGCTCGCGGACGAAGAGCCGCTCGCCGGTCTGCCCGACGCTGGGGAGGTCGAGTTCCGGCGCGTCGAGCAGGTCGAGATTGTGCGCCTGCTCCGTGTTCGCGCCTGCAAGCACCTCCGTCTCGGGGCTGTCGTGGCGGTTCAACTCCCGCTGCGCGCGCGCGTTCGCCTCGTCGAACGACGCGATGGACTCCTCGCGGATGCGGGTGTGGCGCTCGCCGAACGGCGCATCGTCGTTCTCGGCAACCAGGACGAGCGGCTTGCGCGAGTCAACGACAGGGGTTGCCGGGAGGAAGGCCCCGTTGTCGGTCACACCGCCAACCTCGAAGTCGCCGGG